CCGTTCTCGTCACGCAGGCCACGAAGCTCGGCCTGCATCGAGGGCACCGCCACCGCGCCGTCGACCACGAACCCGTCGTCCTCGACGGTCGACCACACACCACCGGGGGCGAGCAGGTCGTCGTAGATGTCGTCGCCCGTGCCGAGCGCGACGACGTTCCCGGCAGCGGTCGCGGCGGTGAGGATGTCATCCGGCCACGCGGCGGGCGCGTTCGTGCCGTGGAAGATGGCGGCGTCGAGGGTGACGCCGAACGCCTCCACGATGGCGGGCTTGACCTCGCCCCAGATGTCGTAGTCGACATCATCGAGGAGGTCCTGACCGATGGGCACGATGACCGCGACTTCCTCGGCGTAGACGTACTTGTTCGCCCACTCCATCGTGGTCGTCTGCTTCTTGCCCGGAGGGTTGGTCGTCGCCGACCCGCTCACGAAGTAAGCGGTCGGGAGGGCCGACAGGACCGGGATGCGCGTCTGCGCGCGGCTCATGTTCTGGAGCCGCTTCATGCGCGTCAGCGCCTTCGAGCCGCCCTCGTCGAGCGACTTCTGGATTTCGCGCACGTAGTCCTCGGGGACGAGGGCTGCGGCCCCTGATGCTGTGATGAAAGCCATGGCGTTGCTGCTCCTTCCTCGGCAGGCTAGGCTTTGACGCCCGCCGCCTCACGGATGAGGTCGTTCATCGTCTTGGTCGACGGGGCTTTCTGACCCGCCCCGCGACCGGCGTTCGTCGTTCCCGGCGTCAGCTTCTGGCCGAACAGTTCAGGCACCTTCGCCTTCACGGCTTCGATGTTCGGCCTGCCTGACGCGTCGAACGCGCCTTCTCCCACAGCGATGTGGTACGCGGCGTCGACGTTCGAGCATCCTGCCGCCACCGCCAGTGAGTAGAAGTCCGCACGCCTGACCGCAGCGTCACGCTCGTCGGCGATTGCTTCCAACTGCTTCTTGAGGTCGTCACTCGGCATGCTCTTCGCCGCCTCACGCAACTGGGTGCCGAGCGTCTTGTTGTTCTCGCGCTCACGCTGGAGCGCGGTCATCAGCTTCTGGACCTTCGCCTCGACCAGAGGCCCGACGACGCCCTCGGTGTCGTGCGCCTCAAGCCACGCCTCGATGCTCTCGGGTGCGCCCTGCGCGTCGTTCGCGCCGTCGTCACCCTGCGCGCCGTCGCCGCCCTCGGGCGGCGTCCCCTGCGCGTTGTTCGCATCGTCGTTGGCGCTCTTTGCCATCACGGCCTCCTGAGTCACGCCACCTTCGCGGCGGCTTGGGCGATTGCGCGAAGGTCTGACACGTTCGCTGGGCCTATCGCCCCGCCCCACGTATCGTTCCACGTCCTCGCGCTGAGGTCGGACCAACCGACCTGTCCCGTCGAATAGAGTTCATACCTTCCCGGCCCCATCATGGCAAGCTGTTGCGTGTCACTCAGGCTCCCGAACCAGTCCTCGCTGCTCTGCCACGCGGGCGTCTCGGCCCCGGGGACGATGGGCACCGCCGTACAACGGCAGTTCGGGTGCGCGTCGAACCCGTCAGGCGACGAGTACACCTCGCCGTCCTCGACGAGACACCCGATGCAGGTGAGGTCGTCGTGAGTGGCGATGCGCTTGTACTCGATGATGCCGAGTTGAGTGAAGCGTTGCAGTTGCGGCTCGCGGTACGCGCGCAACGTCTCGGTGCGGGCGATGGTCAAGGCGCGGTCGAGGTTGATTCCCAGCGCGTTCGCGGCGTTCTCGGCAACAGCGCGAGGCGATTGCCCGAGGGCGATGCCTTGCAGGAGGCGGTTGGCGGCTTCATCGGCAGAATCCCCGTATGCCTTGAGGAGCAACTTCCCGAGGGGAGCGTCGGCGGTCAACTGCGCCACCATCTGTTCGATGTTGGCCTTCGGGAGCTTGTCGAACGACGCGCGCAGGCCCGACGCCTTCGCGAGCGCGTCGGCGTGCTTGACGCCCATGCCCGCCATGTCCTGTCGCGTCGCCTCGACCTTCGCCTTGGCCCACGCGTTGTACGCCTTCATCTCCTGCGCCATCTGGGCCTGCAACTCGGCGTAGCGGTTCATGCGGTAGAGCGCGCCCTTGGTCGGCACGATGCCGAGTTCCGCTTCGCGCGCGAGGCGCGCGGCGAGGGCTTCGATGTTCCCCTCCAGCGCCTTGACGACCGACCTGTAGCGCGTCGCCATCGCCGCGACGTTCGTTGATTCGCGACGTGCGAGGTCGGCCTTGAACTCGCGGGCCATGGCGATGACGCGGGCGACTTCAGCCACGGTCACACCTCGAGGTCGGGCTTCTTGCCCTCAGACTTCTGCGAATGAGAGATGGCGACGGCCTGTGCCATCGCGCGTTTCTTGGCGATTGCCTCTGACGATGCGACGCCGGGGGTGTAGACGTAACACGTCCCCGCCCCACCCCACCGCCAGCCCGGCTTACCCTCCTGCTGGCACCGTTGGAGCGGCAACGCCTTCCTCCTCGGGCATCGTGCCGTTCCCGCCGCCGTTGAAATCGCGCATCGCGCGCACCATCGCCTCGCCCATGCTCAGCGATTGCTTCGCCTGCGCCTCGGCGGCGGCGTTGCTCATGTCCTTGATTTCGTCGGGCGTCCAGCCCTCACGATGCTCAAGCCAGAACTCCAGCGGGATACCTGCGGCGATGGCGAGTTGCCGCGCCTGTCCCTCGGCAAGCGGTTGCACGGTGCGCGCGTCGTTCCACGTCACCTTGACCGAGGCGCGGTCGGTCGTGTAGCCGCCTCGCGCGAGCAGGAACGTCGCGACCTCGACCCACACGGGGTCGAGTCGTCGCTGATAGCTCGTCGCCTTCTTGACCAGCCCCGACTCGGCAACGAGCAACGCTTCGCCCGAAGGGTCGCCGCCCGTCGCGAACAGATAGTGCTTCGGGGTCCGTGTGACGACAGCCACCTTGTTCGCCACGAAGTCCATCGCCGCGGTGAAGTTCGCGAGTTCCGTGGCGTCGAACTGGCCCACCGTAGTCGGCTGTTCTCCCGGTTCACCAGCAGGAATCTCCCATATCTCGTTGGGCGCGTTCTTGAGTGTCGCGGTGTCGGCGTTGCTGATGACGTAGCGTTGTTTGAAGGCCCCGAACTCGCTCGCCATCATCATGTCGGCGAAGAGCTTGTTGAAGGCGTCCTGAAGGTCGACGACGTTCTGCAGTTCGCCCTTGCCGCTGCGCCTGTCGCGCCTGAAGTGGAACACGGGGATGGTAGGCGCAAAGGGATTGGCGCGCGTGCCGTCCTCGGTCGGCTCGAAGGCGTTGGCCGACTGCACGTTGTCGGCCTTCCGCTTGCTCACGTAGTCCTCGATGCGGTCGGGGTAGTACAGAGTGAGGTAACGGCGGTCGTCGTACTCGTCCACCCACCACTTCGCGGCGAATCGTTTGCGCTTGGGGTTGGACGACTCGTAGAAGACGTGGCATATCTCGGGCGGGTTCGAGAACAGGACCGTCGCGCCTTCGTCGTCAACGTCGGCGACGAGGAATCCTTCGCCCGTGACGCCGACAGCCTTGTGTACCTCTTCGGCCTCCACGTCCATCTCGGCTGCATCCCACGCCGTCGCGAGCGCGGTCGCCAAGCCCTCGTCCTCGTGGGAGAGGCCCGACAGGTCGAGGCGGTCGGTGAGGGAGTCGACGACGACAGCGCACCAGTTGGCGGTGAAGTGCTCGACGAGCTTGCGGAACTTCGTCTTGAGGTTCGGGTTGGCGTACCGGAGCGGTTGGTCGCCGTCGTAGTACGCCCAAAGCGTCTGATACGGCGTCGCCTTCGCGCTGAGCGCGTTGTACGCGCGCTGAAGGTCGGTCAAGGTCGCCATCGGGCACAGTCTGCATCTCGGCGCGTCGTCGCGTCAAGCGGTGACGCGTTCTAACGTGCATGGACGCGACGGCCATACGTGAACGAATGTAGTACGTCGCGGGATAGGGTCTAGGCGCGGAAAGGCGCATGGAAACGACGGTGGCGACGCCTACGCACGGTCGCGCATCAGGGCAAACGAAAGCGGGCGCGTGGTGCGCCCGCGTTTCGTCGTTCGGGTGTCGTCGCGCGTCACATCACGCGGGGCGACCGTCGTTCTCGAACTCGAGGTCGCCGTCCTCGTAGACGGTGAACAAGCCGTGGGTCGGACATTCGTTGCCCCACAGGACGCCGAAGATGCCCACGCTCGGGTCGTCGGGTTCGAAGTCGGCCTCGCCGCAGTGTACGCCGCAGGCGGGACAGAACTGCGCGTACAGGGCGACCTCGGCCCGGTGCGCGGCCTCGCGTTCCCACACCTCGCGTTCGGTGGTGATTGCGTCGTCGATGGGGTCGGGCATGTCGTCCCTCCTTCGTTTTGGACAACGCCGTGCGTGGGCGTCACCACCGCGCGGTGGATGCACGGTGGCGCGTTGGCCCTGTGAGCGCGACGTACTACATTCGCGAGCGTGTCGCGTCGCGTCCACGCGCGTTCTAACGCGTCACGCATCACGCCCCGTCAGGCATGAACAGCAAACGTTGCGAGTACGGGATGTCGCGCACGATGGACGTGGTGTCATCGGTGACGACGTGCGCGCGCTCGATGAACTCGACGAACGACGGTTGCTGCATCCCGACCTGCGCGAGTGCGGTCCTCACGGCCTCGTCGACGTTCGCGGCCCAGACCTCGCTCACGGCGATGGCGTTGGACAGGTCGCGGTCGTCGGTGAGCAAGGTGACGACGTAGTGCGGCATGATGCCTCCCCTCAGGATTCGGCGTCGACGACGCCGAGGACGGTGATGAGTTGCCGCGCGGCGTGACGGACGATGAGGTCGTAGACCTCGGGGTACTCGGCCTTCAAGGCGGTCACGTGGGCGCGGATTGCGACGTGCGCGGGGGTGCCCGCGTCGACGCTGCGCTGGGCGGCGGCGAGCACGCGCGCGAGGGCTTCGGCGGCGAGGTCGTCGTTCGTGCGTGTCATGTCGTCACGCCCAATCGGTTGTCACGGTGCGCGGGTGACGCCCGCCGTAGCAGTACGCGCCGGGTTGAATGACGATGCCGTAGTCCTTGCAGGTGCGGCGAAGTTCGCGTTTCGAGAGTCCCATGTAGGTGTGGCACAGGTCGATGTAGACGGCCATGAACTCGGGGCCATGGGAGTAGGTGTGCCAACAGCGGTCGGAGATGACGTGGGCGATTTCGTGAAGGGCGACAGAGCGGCGGCGCGCCCAGCGTGGGAACGACATATGGTAGGCGTTCGCGTGAGCGGAGCGTCCCGAGGTCGCGTCGACGTAGAGCGCGGTGCCGACGTGCCAACGTTTCATGCAGCGGGCGGCGAGGGCGGCGATTTCGTCGAGCGTCATGTACCCGAGGTCGGGCGAGTATTCGTTGCGGTCGTAGGCGCGGACGGCGCGGTTGAAGCGTTTGCGTTCGTCCTTCGTGAGGTCGTCCCAACGGACGGATTGCCATTCGCGCAGTTCGACGCACGCGCGCAGGGCGGGGCAGGTAATGAAGTCCTTGGCGCGGGGCGCGGGTCCCCGGTCGGCGATTTCGTCGTGCGGCATGACGTGAGCGCGTTCCCACGCGTATACGCTGTGCTGTTGCGGGTCGGTGCGTCGTGCCATGGTCGTTCCTCCTTCGCGCGTTGCCTGTGTGCGCGTTGCCTGTTGGAACGATTATCGACAGAAGTCGCGGCGAGTCAAAGCCTGTTGAACGTTAGCTTGGCGCGAGGCGTTGTCACGCGAGGCAACGAGGCTCACCCGGTGCGCGAACTCGCCTCCCTGCGCCCGCGCTTGCCGATGAGCAGGAACGTGAAGCCCCAGACGAGGGCGTCAACGCGGTCGGGCGAGCCGAACGCCTTGCGGTCCATGTCGGGGGTGAAGTTGCACATCTGGTCTTCCAGAGGCCCGAAGAGGCCGACGTGATGCACGCGGCTCTGCTCGTACAGGGCGGCGACGGGTTCGGCGCGCACCCACTTGCCGCGCGACGCCGTGACCTTGCGGTACGAGATGTTCGGGTCGACGGTGCGGATGGTGTGTTCAACGAGGTCGCCGCCGTTGTTCACCTCAGCCACCACCCTGTCAGCGCCCCAGCGATGGAACGCCTCGACGGCGATGCGCGCCCACTTGTCGGGCGTGTAGCGCCCGCTCAGGTCCTCGAGGACGTAGCCGTGCGGCGGCGTCGAATCGTTGCACCCGACCACGACGATGCCCGTCTCGTCACTCGCCTCACCGCTCGTCACGGCGGGGTCGACGGCGACCGCGATGCGCGACAACGAGGCGCGCACGTTCTCGGCCTCGTTGGCTTCGAGGCGCGTCGTGTCGAGGGCGGCACGGGTCCACAACGCGCCGATGATGTCCTCGATGATTTCGCCGTAGATTTCCTGTCGCCCGAGATGCGTGCCCGCGTAGGTGCCCACCACGTCGTCGATGAACTGATGGGCGAGGAAGGCGAGGTTGGCGTAGGTCGATGCGACCGTGGTCACCGTCGTCGGTGCCTCGGCGATGCGACGGACGAGGCGCGTCGGGCGGGGCGTCGTTGTGACGATAGCGCGAGGGTCGCGCCCGAGGCGCAGGCCGAGGAGCATCATGTCCCACGTCTCGGGATGCCGCCACGAGGCAAGCTCGTCGCACCACGCCGCGTCGTGCTGAGGCCCGCGCAGGCGGTCGGGTTCCTCGCCCGAGTACAGGAACGCACGCGCGCCGTTGGGCCACTCGACGCGACGCTTCGACGAAATGTAGGACGGCCTGAAGTCGTGTCGCGCGGTCGCGAGCAGCCCGCTCTCGCCTTCGACGATGACATCCCGGCAGTCAGCGGCGGTCGGCGCGATGAGCGCGATACGCCCGTAGACGTTGCGCTCGACCTTGCCCCGCACCCACTCGGCACCCGTGCGCGTCTTGCCCGCGCCTCGACCCGAACGCAGGAGCCACGTCCTCCAGTCGCCTTCGGGTTCGCGCTGGTCTGGACGCGCCCACGTCCCCTCCCAGTCGTACAGCGCGGCCAACGCCTGCTCGTAGGAGAGGCGACCGATGACCCGTCGCCGCTCCTCGGGCGGGAGGTCAGCCAGACGAAGCGCGAGCGGCTTGGTCGGCGGCATGAGCGACGCGTTCGGCGGCTGAGTCGATGAGCATGGCGAAGTGCGAGCGCACCGACTCGGCATCACCGAACAGCGGCGTCTCGTCGGGGCCGCTCACCTCTTGGCGGGTAGGCGCGTCGAGGCCGAGCAAGCGCGCACGACGTTCCTTGATTCGCAGGCGAGTGTCGGTGAGGCGCGCACGTTCCCGCAGGGCGATGGTGCTGCCCTTGTGCGGGACGAGGGCCATGGCGATGTCCCGTTCCATCGCGTCGAGGTCGGCAAGCTCGCGCGCCTTCACGTCGTCGAGCTTCTTCACCGACTCCTTGCGCCACTGCTCCAACAGCCAAGCGATGTCGCGACTGATGGTCGGCTCGCTCACGTTGAGGGTCCGCGCCATGTCGCGTTGCGTGATGCGACGCGACCACATCTCGGCCACCGATGCGCGCCTCGCGGCGATGTCCTGCTTGTGGCGAATCTTCTCTGGGTCCATCAGCGTTCACCCTTCACGGATGCCCACCATGCAGGCGCGCGTTCCATCACGTCGCGCCTCGCCTGCTCATGCGCTTCCCAACGTTCTAACGACGTTCCCACGCGACCGTCAACGAGGTCGTGACACTCGTTCAGCCCTCCGCACAGGGGCACCCATTCGTCGTCCCCCCAGCCCGCGTGACCCGCGCCCATGCCGCGATGGCGAGGGAAGTGCGCGGGCACGCAGCGACCGACCGACTTGGGCGACTCGCAGAGCAGGCAGCGCGCGTCAGCGGCGATGCGCGTGGCGCGCCTGTGGGCCTCCTGCATCTGCCGTGTCCGCGAGTTCATCAGGCTTTCACGTCACGACTTCCTGCCGCCCCAACGCAGCACGACCTTGTTCTGCACGAAGGCGAGCGACGCGCCCCTGTCCACGAGTTCGCGCACGACGCGGCGGTTGGGCATTGCTTGCGACTGCAACCCGATGAGGGCGCGGAACTTGCCCGCAAGCTCGGCCACGGCGTGGTCGCCGAGACTGAGCGAGTCGATTGCCTTCTCAATCTTGACGCGGTTCTTCTCCTTCGCCTGTGCCTTGCGCGGCACCAAGGCTTCGCGCTGGAGGAGTTCGCTGTACGCGGCGCAGTACGAGTCGAGGGCGCAAACCTCGCGCGCGTAGGCCCGCAGCTTCGGTGCCCACTCGACGTACTCCTTCGGCCACGTCGACAAGATGTGGTCGAGCATGGCGACCTGTTCCTTCTCGTCTTTGAACAGGAACGGGTAACCGTCAGGCACCAACTCGGGGAACGTCACGGCGTTGGGCGCGACCATCAGTTGCCCGAGGGCGATGCTGTCCTGCATCGAGATGCAGAACGTCTCGTGCAGCGAGTTGATGACGTTGAGGCCGGGGACGGCGATGTTCTGGATGTACTTGCGCTGGTCGGGGTCGCCCACCACCTTGTCGACGGGGAAGGACTTGATTTCCTGTCCCACGTACTGCGTCACCCACACTTCGAACTTGTGCCCGCGTCGCTTCATCTCGGTCAACGCGTCGGCGGTGAGTTGCGGTTGCTTGTAGTTCTCAAAGCGGTGGTTGTAGACGACCACGGGCACGTCGTGCGGTCGGATGTCGACGTCGAACAGCTTTGGGTCGACGAGGCCGAAGGGCAACACCTGCGACTTGTCGGCGATGCGTTGCAGCGTCTTGCCGTTCATGAACTTGCCGAACGACTCCTCGGCCATGCGGTAACAGTGCTTGGAGTTGAAGACGACGCGGTCGGCGGCAATCGTCCCGCCCATCTGCGCCCAGAGGCGGGGAAGCTGCGACTCGAACGGGTACGGCAGGCTCTGGTGGATGATGTAGTGCTGCTGCGCGACACAGGCGGGGTGGGCGTTGGTGTTGAACGACCCCGCGTAGCCGTACTTGACCTGAAGGGCCGACTCGACTTGGTGCATCCAATACACCGTCACGCCCTGCGCGTCGAGGAGCTTGAACCTGTCGCTGTCCCATCCCAGCACGCTCGACCTCATGGCGGTGTCGTAGGGCCACGGGAAGGGCACGATGCGGTCGGACCACAGGCCGTCGTCGGCGTAGCGCCACTTGTCCGCGCCCTTGCTGCGCTGGGGCCACATCACTAGCCACAGCCAATCGGGCATCTGCTCGGACATCACCGGGAGGATGCGGCGCAGGTAGGCGTAGTTCGAGTCCCAGTTCATGGCGTCGCTTTGCGACCAGAACGGGAACACGCAGCAGAGTTCTGCGGTCACAGCACTTCGCCCGTGTCGGGGTCGACCTCGGGAGCGTCGTCGTCGGTCGTCTCGTCGAACTGCGCCTCAAGGGCGTCGGTCACGGCGAACACCTCGGCGCGCATCCCGAGGCCCCGGCAACCGTCGTCGAACAGGTTGAGCAGGGCAGCCGCCTTGGCGAGCTTCGCCGCCGCGCCGTCGAGGGTCTTCTGATGCCGCTCGACCTCGGCGACCAGCTTCTGGCGCACCTCAAGCAGCCGCTCCTCGGGCGTGCGGTCGAACATTTCTTCCTGTGCCACGGTTGCCTCCTGTCGTCAGGTGACGGAACGCGCCACCGCGCCCACCACACGATTCCCGACGCTGGTACACGCCCAGCGTGTGTCCATATTGCGTTCGTTGTGGCCGTCGACCACGGGCGAAACCGTGCGCCGTCTGGACAGGCAACGGACGCGAACGGTTGTTCGTCCACATAGAACTGATGCAGCGTGCATAGTCACGTCTGGAGCGTCGCGGCGAAGTACCCGATGAGCGCGTTCGCGTCGTCGACAGCGCGCTCAGCCTCAGCCACTCGGGCGTGCCAGTAGTCGGCGTTCTCGGGATGGCGAGTCACCATCCGCTCGCGTTGCTCTCGCTCGGTCGAGGCGAAGGCCCGCAGGCGGTAGGCCCGCTCCATCGGCCCCGGCTCGAACAAGCTCGGCTCGTCGCTCATGGCCGCATCGTCCGCACCGTCGCCTCCCAGCCGTTGTCCTTGAGCAAGTCGACCACCGCATCCCGGTCGCCGGGGCTGGGGGCGGGCACGACCACCTCCCACGTCACCTCAGTGCCCGCGAAGTCGTCGCCGCCTCCCACCAAGTCCTCGAAGATGTCGGTCGCCTCGATGCCCGCGTTCTTCGCGAGTTCCCTCAGCATCTCTTGGACCGCAGGGTTGTCGGTGGTGATGGTGTGCAGGAGTTCTTCGAGCTTGTCGGCGTCGGCCACGGCGAGGTCGGCGATGGGGTCGAGCGCGGCGAGGACAAGCTGTTCCTCGTCCTCGGACAAGTCGACGTAGACGACCGGGACCTTGGGTTGTCCCTCGCGAATGGCGAGTGTGATGCGCAGGTGACCGTCGATGACGTGCCCGGTGCGCTCGTTGACGATGACGTTCTGCACCCAACCCACGTCGTCGAGGACGCCTTCAAGCGCGTCCTGCTGGTGCTTGGGGTGGATTCGCCAGTTGAGGGGGTTGGCGAGAAGTTGCTCGGGGTCTTCCTCAGCCGTCTTCACGATGCGGCTGCGCCACCGCTCGGCCTGCGCCATATGTCCTCCTTCTCAGAGTGGCGGCGGGTCACCCGCTCGCCTTCAGCGTGACCGCGACCCATGTTACTGCCGCAGCCGTCGCGTTGTCACGTCAACGGGTGACGAGGAACAGGAAGATGGAGCCGACGACGATGAGAACGGTCACGAACACGCCGTCGCCACGCCACCGCTCCCACCGAGCCGCCACGAACGCATCCCGGTCAGTTCGCGCTCGGCACGGTGGAGGTCGACCTTGTAGGTGTCGCGCATCACCTCGGCCTCGTTCGCGCGTTCGCGCTCCTGCAGGGCGAGGTTGCGCCACTCGTCGCGTTGCTGGGTGAGTGTCATCTTCTTCTCGGTCACGTCGTCCCTCCATCGGGTTGCCAGTCGCAGTCGAAACACAGTACCGGGGTCGAGTCGAGGACGGCCACCTTGTCCGAGCCGCACGACGGACAACGCCACGCCTGTTGCACGTCGTCGCGTCGATGACCCGCGACCGCCTCAAGGATGGTCGCCACGCTGGGCAACTGTTCTTCGGTGCGAATCAGCGTCCGCACCGCCGCGTTGACCTCCTCGGGCGTCGCCCCCGAGTCGATGAGCGCCATGCTGTAGGCGGCGTCACTCTCCGGCCTCCACGCCGCCCGAGGGAAGGCCGCGGCGAGGAGCTTGACCGCCTTCAGGATTCGCTGCGGGTCCGAGTCTAGGAGTTCGTTCATGGTCGCCTCCGAAGATGTCGATGCCTGCCTCAATCACGTCGCTCAGCCGCCGCGTGCCGCGCACGTCCATGCCGCCGTGTTCCTCGCCCTCGGCCCATTCCTTCCAGCGGTTCGGGTCTTTGGCGAGGAAGGTGCGCGCGTGCTTCATCTTGCAATCGGTCGCCTCGCAGTGCGACCTGTAGTGATGCGCGGCCCAGAACAGGTCGTCGCGTGTCGCGGCGTGTTCCCGCCACCAACGATAGAGCTTGAGGGCGTCGGCCTTGCTGCCGACCTTGCCGTACTCGACCCACCAGAACTCGAAGTCGTTGTCGATGTCGCTCGCCTTAAGGGGTTTCTGTTCTTTCGTTGAACGTTCTTCGTTAACCGTTAGCGCGCCCACGCGAGAGTCGCCTTCGTGTCGCCCTGTTGTCGTCGAATCACGTTCAATCTGTCGCCTCGTTGTCGCCCTGTTGTCGCCTTCGTTGTCGCCTGTCGCGTGGGCGCGCTCGATGCGTTTCTGTTGACGCTTCAACAGTCGTCGTTCCCACAGGATGCCGTTGTACTGCGCCCAATCGTGGACCTCGAGGAACGACCACTCGTCGTCGCTTCGCCCCGCGTCGAGGAACCCAGTTGCAACGAGGGCGGCGACGACACTGTTGCCGTCCCGTCCCGTGCGTTTCCCGAGCAACCTCGTGAACGCGCGCAAGGCGCGCCCCTCGACCCGTCCTGACGGTTCGACCTCGGCGAACCAGAGCCACGTCTGCAACAGGGCGAGCGCAGCCGCGCCTTCATCGTCGTCGAGGTCTTCCGCGAGGACTTGGAACTTAGGGTGGTCGAGGAGGTCGCAATCGACCCGGACCCATTGTGCCATCGCCGCTCCCTCGTCTTCGCCTGTGTCGACCCTATCAGGCCGCGTCGTCGACGTGCCTCAACTACTCGATGAGGCTGCGACCTCGCGCAACGCCTCGCTCACCGCGACGTTGACCCGAGCCATGAACGCACTCGCTTCCTCAACGTCGTCGAAGTCCTTGCTGATGCACAGGCCGGGCGGCACCCGCCCCATGAGGGCGTCGGGGACTGCGGGCATGGTGAGTCGGTCGAAACGCACCGTGACGATGACCTTCATTCGTTCCTCCTTCGGAAATCGACGGTGGCGGCAAAGACGACGCCTGCGACGTGGTACACGCGTCACGTCACGCCGTCGCGCCACCGTGCGTTCTAACGCGTCATTCGTGCGACGACACGCCTCACCTCGTCGCGTACCCGCATCGAGGGCAGCGATAGGCGCGCGTCAGTTGCTTCTCGTAGTACAGCAGGGCGTCGTCGAGCGACGACACGACGGGGATGTAGTACCCGTGCGCCATCGCCCCGGCATGGAAGCGGACCTGATTCTTGTTGAGGTCTTCGCCGGGTCGCTTCAGTTCCCAGAGGTTGACTCGCCCGCGCCCGATGAGCACGAGGTCGGGGAAGCCCGGCGTGGTGCGCGAGGCGGCGGGGTCGCCACGGTAGGCGCGCGTCGACTGCACCTCCGCGACCATGAACCCAAGCTTGGCGAGGGCGGCGACGACCTGTCGCTGGAGGTCACGTTCGAGCATCGGGGGCCTTGACGACGCGCCAGACGCGAAGGTCGCTGCCGTGATTGGTGACGCGTTCGCTCTTGGCCCAACCGACCTTGACGGTGACGCCGCGACGCGCGAGGCCCGCGATGTACCCGCCGACGCCGTTGTTGGTCGGCCTGCCGTCCTCGTCGGTCGGTTGCCCGATGTCACGCTGGATGTCTTCGCTGGTGAAGTCGCAGCCGACACGTTCGCGCACCCACTCGTCCGCGCGGTCGCGCCACGACAACAGGTGTGACTCCGCGAGCGTTTCGCCGCGCACCTTCTCGGCTTCGCTCAACGGTCGGTCGAACAGTTCGTGGAACAGGTTGCCTTGCGCGTTCATCGGTTCCTCCAGTAGAGAGCGAGGGCGAGGCCGACGAGGCACACCGCCGAGAACCCCACCCAGACCCACATGATGAGCGTGCTTGTCACGGTACCCCCAGAGTGACGGGGGCGGGACGCGCGCGACGCCCCGCCCCCCGATGGTCAAACGCTGCCCTTGGTGACGCCTTCGCCAGCGACGATGGTGGCGGCGAAATCGTCGACGGTCGTCTGCGGGTCGACACCCGCGAGGTAGTAGTGGAAGCGCATCCCGACGCGGGTGCGGTCGACCTTCTTCTTCTCGATGAGGTGCGCGAGCGCGTCGCTCACCGAGGCGCGTGACGCCTTCACGGGCGAGTCGTCGACGAGGCCCGGGAGGTCACGCGCGGCGTCCTTGGTCGCGGGCAACGTGGCGAGCAACCAGTCCTGCAACGCCTTCTGCAGCGCGCTGTCAGGGTTGCGCGACGTGTCGCGCGTTCTACGCGCCTTCCGCGCGACGGGCGCAGGTGCTTCGATGCCTTGTTCGAGGCACGTCAGCGAGGCGCGCAGAATGATGCTCACGGTCGCCGCGTCGCCTTCGGCGGCGACGTGCCCGTGGGGCAAGTCGAGTTCGATGCGGTACGTGTCGTTCACGTCGTTCCTCCTTGGTCGTCAGGTTCGCCTGTGGTGAAGGGGATGTCATCGTCGCCCCCAAAGGGGACGTTCTCATCGGCAAGGCCGCTCACCCAGCCGATGAGCGCGGCGTACTCGTCGAGCGTGAGTTCGTCGAGGTGTTGGACGCCGAACGCTTCGGCGGCGTGGGCCATCACGTCGGTCGGCACGATGCCGCTCGCCTGCACTTCGCTGCCGAGCTTGCGTTGCGCGTCACCCGACTTCCGTGCCCATTCGGTCGCGACCTTCAGTTGGTCGACGCTCGCGGCCTTGGTCGAGTCGAGCGACAGGTTGCGCTTGAACCAGCGGTGAATCGTGTCCTCGCCGAGCTTGTTGCTGCGCGCGACGGCCCAGAACTGTCGCAGGAAGGTCGCCGTAGCGGAGGGCGGTTCGCCGTTGCCCGCGGGCGCGGGCGCGGGCGAGTTGCGGCGCGGCGCGTTGCGTGCGCCCCGTTCGGCCCCGGCGTGTTCGTTGTCGGCCTCGTCCCCCGATTCGATGAGGAACGTCTTGAGCAAGGCGTTCTTCGTCATGTAGCTGAGCGCCTTGCCCGTCGCCTTGTCGCCCGTGTCGATGCCTTCCCCGACGAAGCGGGCGGTGATGCTGTCCTCGGGCTTGTCGACGTTGTAGAACGTCACGTCAGCCCACAGGGTCCACATCGTTTGCTCGGCCCCGGATTTCGTCTTGCCCGCCGATTCGGAAGCGGACAGTTCGGGGTTGACGGTGATGGACCACCCGACGCCGTACCTGATGAGCGCGGGTCGGACGGCAGCCATCACGTCGTCATGCTTCGCGTAGTTGTAGGTCCCGCCTGCGGTCGTGCGGCCCTTCTTCTGGACGTAACTCGCCTCGGTCGCCACCAACAGCAATCGCTGGTGGATGTTCAGCGAGGAGTCGTGCCCGAGAGTCGCGACGGGTGCCGCTTCGGGGGTGGGTTCGGTCGTCTTCGCCAAGGTGCCTCCTTTGACTATCGTTTACTGCCGCAGGTTCATCGTGTCAGCGCGAGCGTCAGTGAGTCAACAGGCTCACCACGACGTGCGCGCTCAGGTACAGGACGGTGAAGGTGGCGAGGCAGAACACCGCGATGCCGCCGAGGCGTCGACGCCTCCGCTCGCGGCGGGCGCGAGACAGCCGCTCGCGCTCCCTGCGCGCCCGCCACCGAGCTTCCCACTGTTCGGGCGTCATCTGCGCCTCCAACGGTTGCCACTTCAAACTCATTCGCCTCCCTTGCTCCCGAGACCGTAGCGTGTCACCCATGGGGCGAGCCAGTTCGTGGCGAAGACGCCGAGGCCGCTGATGATGGCGACCACGACCGTCTGCCAGTTCTCGCCCGTCATGTTGAACACGTCGTACTTGAAGGTCGCCAGCGCGGAGACGAAGCCCCACGCAGCTACCACGCCGAGTGTCCAAAGGACGCCTTTCCAGCCGTTCACGCGTCACCTCCCTTCACGATGATAGGGACCACAACGTGCAGGAGCCTACCACCGTGAAGTGCCTCAAGGGCGACGATTTCGCTGGGTTCGGGCAAGCGCAGGCCGCGCTCGATTTCGCTCAGGTGACTCGCGCTGATGCCTGTTCGCGCCGCAACGGCGGCGACGGTGTGATTGCCCCGCGCCTCGGTCAACGTACACACGTCTTCGCCAAGGTGCCGTTTGCAGATGGCGGCGGCGAAAACGGCGGCGGGATACTCGGTCGGCTTCTTCGCGTTCATCGGTCGCCCCACAAAGGAGCGGGGGCAGTCGACATGCGGCGTGTCGACCGCCCCCAGAGGCAACCATCGTCGGCGAAGACGACGACGACACTGTACCGCACTCGCGTCCGTTGAGTCACGTTTCGTCCTCCTCCTCGGGATGGCCCCACTCGTCGGCGACCGACGCGCGCACTTTCCAGTGGGAGTTCGGCCCGCGACGTTTCGCCTTCAGGTCGCCGCGCTGGACCGCCCGCCACACAGTCATGTAGCAACAGCCCTCACGCGCAGCGACCTCGCGCAACGTCAGCCACGGGTTCGCGACCTCATGTTCTGTCATCGTCACCTCCTATGCTTGGACGTTCATGGAACGCGCGGTGGCGCGTTAGTCGATGCGAACGAATGTAGTACGTCGAAGACGCACCTCCCGCGCGCCACCGTCGCGTCCATGCGCGTCACCGTTCGTCCGTGCGTGGGCGTCCCACGACCGTCGTCATTTCCTGCCAGACGCGCACGCCGGGCAAATCGTTGGCGAACATGTCGAGGGCGCGGTCCCACCCGAACTGCTTGACCGCGAAGTCGACGTAGCGACGTATCGCCTTCTCGTCGGGCACGCAGTACGCGCGCGGCACGAGGTTCGCGTCCTCGACCGCGACGCGCGTGATGGGTCGCGCCGACACCGACCCAGCCGCCGTGTCGACCTGTCGCACGTTCTCAGGCACGACGACATCCCACGTATCGGGGTGCGGGCCTGCGAGCGTTTCGGGGTCGACGCCGATGGCCTTCGCGAGACGTTCGTTCTCAGCCTCGCGTTCCTTCGCGCGTGCGCGCAACGCCTCGCGGGCCGCGGCCTCGCGTTCCTGTCGTTCGCGTTCCTTCTCGGTGTGGTACGCGCCGATGGCCTTGCGCAGCTTGCCTTCCATGTCGACGACGGGGGCGAGCTTCTCCTTGAACAGCGAGTCGATGAACTTCTTGTGGTCGAGGAGCGGCTTGGTGAGTTGTTTCCTCAGTTCCTCGGCGTCCTTCAGGTGCGCGTTGCAGCGGGCGAGGAGTTCGCTCGCCTGTGACAACGTGCGGTCGTCGACGTAGGGCACGGCCTCAGCCTCGGCGGCGAGCATCACCGCCGTCGTCGCCATCGCGTCGACCTGTTCCGCCTCCCAGACGCTGTTGTACGGCGTCGAGGTCATCGGGCCGCTTCCCAACGGTCTTGCAAGGCGCGCATCTCGTCCTTGCGGCCTTGCGCGCACTTCGCGCAGAGCAGGCCGTCGACCGAGGTGTAGCCGAGCGACTGACCCGAGGCGTAGCCGTGCGGGTTGAGCCGAGGAACGTCGTGCATGTTGAACGTCACCGAGACGCGACGGCCTTCAGGGTACTCGCCGTCTTCGGTCGGGGTGATGGTCGAGCCGCAGTCGCAACACTTCACCGGGTCTGACATGGTGCCTCCTTGTGTCGTGCGTCGACTTCACGTCAACGCCTGTCAAACGATGATAACAGATGAGCCTGACGTAAGGGATACCTCCTTCCCTGTCGTTCCGCTGCCGCCAGCCCCTGCCGGGGCGAGGCGGCGGTATGTCGCGTGGGTCAGATTCCCACGGCGGCGATGTATTCGCGGTAGGAGAGGGCGGACGGGCGTTGACGCGCGTGTTTACGGTCGCGCATCACGTCGGTGTCGTGAGGGAGGACGGTGTAGTTGTAGTAGTCGCGGTCGTTGTCGTTCGTGATGACGAGCGGGTAGTCGGTCGAGGCGAAGGCGGCGGCGCGGTCCATGTTCGCGTAGACGCGGTTGAGGCGGGCGACGGCATCGCGCGCGATGGCGGGCACGTCGTCGAGGTCGATGCGACCATAGTCGGTCACGGCGTTGAGGAGTTCATACAGGTCGAGGCGGGTCACGCGGTCGGATTTCATCACGGAGGCGAAGGCGTCGACGAAGTAGTGGAAGCGCGAGTCGTCGCGGTGGGCGAGCATGACGGCGTAGATGTCGTTCGTGAGGTCGGTGTAGGTGGGGATGATTGTGGCGGTGTTAGGGTTCATCGTTCCTCCAGTGTTGCGATTGCCTGTGTCGGATTCATTATCGACACCCAGCCGCGGCAGTCAAACCCTGTCAACGCTCACGCACGCGCGAGGCGTTGTCGACGTGGACAACGCCGTGCGTAGACATCGCCACCGTCGTTCCAATGCACGGTGGCGCGTCCACCCTGCGCCCGCGCGTATCGTGTCGCGTGAGTGCATGGCGACGCGCCACCGCGCGTTCTAACGCGTCATGTCACGTCGTCGCGATAGTCCCTCGCCTCGTCCATGCGGGCCTCCGCACGGGCGATGGCCGCTTCCTCGCGTCCTTCGCGTCGCGCGTCGTCGCGCGACAGCAGGGCGTCGGCGTCACCGCGCCAGCCGCAGGAGCAGATGGCGGTGTCGTCGTCGAAGTCCTCGACCGGGCCGTAGCACGAAGGGCAGTAGCCTCGGTCGTCGGGCGGCGTCGTCTTCCAATGGTCGAGAGATGCTTCCCATTCGCCCATCACAACCACTCTCCGTTTGGTCCTCGTTTACGTCCCCGTTTGGCTGCGGCGATGTTCTCGCGTTCCTCCAGCGATTTGACTCGGCCCCTGTGGTGCAGGCTGGTGTGTTCGGACATCGGCATCGCTTCCAAGTTGGACAAGTCGTTGTTCTCCACGTCGCCGTCGATGTGGTGGATAACCCACCCATCGGGTACAGGGCCGTTCGCCTCTTCCCAGACTTTCCTGTGCCATTGACGACGATAGAGGTCTCGTTCATCCCTCGGTTTCCACGGCTTGGGTGGTGTCATTCGTCACCTCCTCCGCTCACCATGTCCTCGTACTGTTCCTCGAGATGCGCGTCGGGCGCGGGGTCGCCCGTGTTCCAGCAACCGGGGCAGTCATGCCCGCAGACGACCAGATGCACCGTCATGGGGCAGTACGTCACGTCGCTCACGGGTCGTCCCAATACTTGCGGCCCGTGTAGGGCGGGACGAGGCCCACGTCCTCAAGGGCCTCGACGGTGCCGCAGTGCGAGCAGATGTAGGTCGCGTTGTCACGACGCGACAGGGCGGGGAAGGGCGGGTCGGTCGCCGGGTCGAAGGGCGACTTGCCGTAGGGCGTGTACCTCGCGCCGCAGCGGGGGCAACGTGCCCCCGCGCTCATCGGTACACCTTCCATGGGTGCGCGGCGAGTTCGGCGTCGGGCACGCGCGAGCCGTACTGCGTGATGTCACGGGCGTAGGTGTCGCCCATGTCGTAGCCGTCGAACGTGCCCGACCCCTTCACGGCGCAGAACCAGCGCGCGTACGGGTTCGCGCGTTCGCCCTCCGGGGACTGGTACTTCTTGAGCACGCGCCATTCCCACCCCGGCGCAACGTACACCTCGTAGGGGTCGTTGACGCCTCGCGTCTTCGCGCAGGGGTTCTTCGGTGTCGCCATGTCGTTCCTCCTCGGGTCGATGGTGCGTTCCGCTGCGCCAAGCCCCAAGCCGGGGCGAGGCGCGTGTATGCGGGTGAGGTCAGGCGATGGTCAACCCAGCGGTGATGGCGCATTGGGCGTGGGCGAGGACGTGCTTCCCGTCCACGACGTATTCGCCGAGTTCGTCGTCGGAGTGGAGCGTTTCGCCGCAGATGCCGCAGGGACCGAATGAGTCCTGCTCGATTGAAGTGATGTTCCAGTCCATGTCGTTCCTCCTTGTCAGGCCCGAAGGCCCGTTGCCTGTGTCGGATTCATTATCGACAGGCGGCGCGGCGAGTCAAACGTTGTCAACGTTCGAGGCGTGTTCTGTCTGGACAACGAAGTGAGGCCACCCCGCACAGGCATACAGGGTGGCCTCGTGTCCCCGCCCGGAGGAACGACCCGAGGGGCAGGGTCACTCGTTGACGTTACGCGACTCGTTCAGCCAAGGTCAACACTCGGTAGACGCGGGTGAGGTCGACGTTGCTCAGGCACCGCGCGGTGTCGTTCGCGAGGGCTTCGAGGTCCGCGAGGGCAAGCACCTCGTCAGCCTCGCCGCGAGCGTCACCGAGTCGAGCGGCGACATCATGCACCCGAGCCGCGAAGCCGAGGAACAGGTCGCGCCTCGACCACTCGCCCTCGCGGGCGCAACGCTCAGCCTCGGCGCGGAAGCTCCCGTCGATGCGGCCCAACTCGTACATCTGTGCCATGAGGATGCAGTTCATCTGCCTCACCTCCTCACGGCCTATGTTCGTCGCCCTGTCGATGGCTGTCAATCCTTGAGCGTCGGCAACGCGAAGACGCGAAATCGACGGACACGCGTTTGGAACGCGATTTCCGACGCTGGACGTGCGCCGACGTGTGTCCATATGCGACGTGTTGTGGCCGCGATTCCGTGCGCCGTCTGGACAGGCAACACGCGAACACAGGTACGCCTTGCATAGACCCGACACAGCTTGCACCGCGTCAATCCGCGTCGTGGTCACGCTCGTTCCACTGTCGCTCGGCGTCGCGCTCGCAGAGGGTCGACATGCGGCAAAGAGCGACCCCGAAGACGAGGACGACGACGAAGGCGACGACGATGAGGACGAGCAGGAACGTCACGGTTGCGGCGGTCGGATGACCGTCTTCACCTGCGCGGGCGTGCGCCTGTGGCGCTTCACGCCGTCCCCGGTGTTGCCCTCGATGGTCGGCAAGGTGCCGTTCTCCCACGTCCCTCGGGCGAGGCCGATGTGGTCGCCCTGCGGGTCGCTGTCGAACTGGAAGGTCACGATGTCGCCGCGCCGCACGCTCGTCTTGGACACGACGAGGCCCTTGGCCCGCGCCATGTCTTCCCACGACGGCACGTAGCCCTTGCTCGTCGGCCACGGACCCGCGTACTTCATCTCGTGCAGCCACAGGCTGACCATCGCGGCACACCACGGCTGTCCCGGAGCGAGGCCGCAGAACCTGAGCGCGTCGTCGATGCGCGGGCCTGAGTTCGAGCCGAGCGGCTTCTCGACCACGCCCACGTCCTTGACCGCGTGTTCGATGAGGCGCAGCCGCCACGCCTTGAGCGGCGGGTTGCTCGCGGCGATGCGGCGCAGGAGCGTCTTCGCCGCGTCGCCCAGCTTGGGCGAGGTGACGTTGAGGCCGCTGGGGATGGCGAGGCCCCGACCCTTGGCGACAGCGACAGCCGCCTTCTTGAGCGCGATGATGTTGGCAGGACGGTCCATCGACCCCTCCTCAGTTGAACAGCAGTTGGCCGACGCGATACCCGCCAGCCGCGATGATGGGCAAGACGAAGGCGGCGACGACCCAACGCACGACACGCCACGCGCGGCGAAGGTCGCCCATCTCCTCGTCGTCGAACTCGGGGTGACGGCGGTCCTCGACCTCGCCTCGCTCAAGCGCCTCGGCGTAGGAGGCGTGACGTTCCTTCATCTGCTCGGGCGTGAGGTGCGCGTAGTCGTCCATGTGTTCCTGATGTCGTTTCGCGTGTTCTTTCTCGACGATGGAGAGAACCCTGTCGGGGCAGGTCGCCGTCGCCGCTGCGCGCCATTCCTCAAGCGCGAGGATGCGCGCGTCGCGTTCGTCGGCCTCCGCACAATGCACCTCAAGGAGCCTGCGGTTCTCCCTCGTCGCCTCGACGCTTTCGACGTGCCGTTCCTCGGCGTCTTCGTTCGCCGCCACGGCGAGGTCGAACACGTCGTCAATCGTCTTGCCGCCACCGTTGCGACGACGGGCAATCTCTTGAAGGGCCTGCTCGAAGTGGTCACCCATCGGTCGTTCGTCCTCCCCGTCGCCGGGGGTGAGGCGGCAGGTGCGGCCTCCGAGGCCCGCGCCGCCCGGGCCAGTTGAACACGCGAGGACGATAGGCGTACTCGCGTTCGCTGCCGCCGACGTTCAGCACCACGTCCTCGATGCCGTTTACCTCGACGGCGGTGATGTAGAGCGGCCCTACGTCGAACAGGTCAAGCGGCTGAATCCAATCGCCGTTGCGCGCGTGACACGCAGGTACCCAGAGTCCGTCGACCGTGCGGAGGCTGCCGCCGAACCCGCTGATGGGGCCTGACTTCGCCTGCGCGTCGTTCCACCTCAGCCACTGGTCGCCCGCGTCCTGCGCCGCGCTCGTCGTCATGGGTCCGTTCTCGGTCATGTCGAGGGTGCCGACGCGGGCGGTCGGGTCGGTCGGGGTCGAGGGTCGGTAGAGGATTTGAGGGGTGCCCTGCGGGATGGTGGCGTGGCCCTTGATTTGGTAAGTCACCGCCACGTAGTCGACGCGACGCGCCTCGTCCGACACGACGCCCCACTCGCAACGTCGGGAGTCGATGACGTACCAGCGCGTGCGGTCGTCGGGCGCGGTCGGCTTCGGACGACAGTAGAAGATGCCGCCTCGCCAGTACCACTCGACCTCGCCGGGGTGCATGAGCGCGACCTGTTCCATCGCTGCGGCGCGGGTCGTCTGCTCGAAGAAAGCGAGCGACGACAGGTTGGTGCCCACGGCTTCGACCACTTGGTCCGAGTACCCGAGGTCGTTGGCGATGTAGGCGAGGGCTTCGTCGACGCTCGGCTCGGCCTCGACGTTGACGAACACCTGCGGGTCGGCAAGCTCGACCCAACGCGTGTTCGCCGACTCGGCGGCGGTGAGGTCGGTGTCGCAGATGAGAAGAATCTTCACCGCGTAGACATCGGCGTACCCAGCGTCGGCGAACGACTGCCCCGCCGTCGCGGGCACGCGGATGGCGGTGTCGTCCAGCGTCTCGTTGTTCCACTCCTTCACCGTCGTCCACTTCGACCACGGCGAAGTCGCGACCTGCAAGCGCGCGAACCAGTGCGCCGAGTCAACGTCGATGGACGAGGCGTCGCTGAACTCGAGATGGTCGATGGCGACATCCTTCTTGCCGCCGTTGACCCAGTACCAGATGCCCGCGCCCTTGCCCCCCTCGACGCCCCGGCCCTTGGTGTGCTTGATTGACGGCCCGCCCTCGGTGTCACAGCCGAAGGCTTTGCTCGCCTTCGCGCTCACCGTCCAGTGCGACGGGTCGGCGTCAACGAACGTCGCGAGGTACGAGGCGTCCTGTTTCGCAAGGTCGAGCGGCCCAGCCGCGTCGATGATGAGCGTGGATTCCTCGCCCGACACAGGCATGGCGGGCTTGAGCTTGCCGTCCCAGAGGAGCAACGTGCCGTCCCAGAGCTTCACGTCCTCGCCCGCCGTGAGTTCGTTCGCCCAACGGCGCAGCGGATGCTCGACGGGGATGCCCGCCTGCAGCGACCCCGGCCCGTGTTCGCCGAGGTTGAACTTCGGCGGCGCGTCGAGGGCGTCAATCACGTCTATCGTCGTGCCAAGCTGGAGCCGCCAGTTCGTGATGTCGACGGGCGCAGCCGCCCCGCCGAGCGAGTCGGCCACGCCGATAACGTCGATGCTCGCGGTCGTCGTGATGGTGTTGAGGTCGTCGTCGCGCAGCATGACCTCGACCGTGTGTTCGCTCGCGTGCGCGAAGGCGAAGGGCACGGTCATCCAGCCCCTGTTGCGGTGCGTCCTGTCGGGCGTGAACGTCGCCCACCCCGACCACGCGCCGTCAGTCTCGCGAATGCGGTACGAGGACGGATACCCGTTCGTCAACGAGGACGCCGACGACACGCCACGGAAGCGGCACGACACGTCGAGGTCGAAGGTCGCGGGCGCGCCGCCGTTGATTCGCAACTGCACGAGCGTCCAGTCGATTTGAAGCGTGATGCTGTCACTCACGGCCTCGGAGTCGTAGTCGGTGCCGCCCTCGGTGACGCGGAACTGCACGTACACGGTACAGGTATGAGGGTCTTCGTCGTCCTGCGGGGGCAGTTGATACGCGCGGCTCGTCGCGTAGTTCTCCCATTCTCCCCATGTCTCACCGTCTTCGCTGAAGCGCATCTTGTCGACGGTGACAGGCGAACCCTCAAGCGTCGCCGCCGCGTTGAGGGTGAGCGTAACGTCGTTGTCGTCAGTCGACGCCGCGCCGCTGTTTATCACTATCGAACGCGTGGTCCACTCGAAACCCGCCGTGCCGTTCACGAAGAACGCGAGCCCCGCCTCAGTCACTCCCGTCGTGGACCCCGTGTAGGCTGCGGTGATGGCCCCGGTCGAGGTCTTACCCACGCGGAGTCCGTACCCGATGACCGAGCTTATGTCCCCCGCGCTGATGTTGTTGTCGCCGTGGTCGCCCCACGAGCTAGGGTTGTCAGTTTCGCACGACCACGACCCGACAACATTGTCCGCTGAGGTTTGGTGACTTGAGGCGGCCACAAGCACGGCTCGACTGGCAGATTGGTCGACCGACGGGATGGACACCGGGTTGAGACACGGTGCTGCATGGATGTACCGACTTGAGTCTCCAAGCGGGCTGGACGGGTCTACGTTGGTCACGAACGTCGCCGCGCCACCATACGGCACGCTAGTTGGCCCGTGGCGCGTCTTGTGAACGTCTGCCGCATCGAGCACCTTGTACCACGCGATAATGCTCGCATGGCCTGAGGAAACCCCACGCGCATCTTCGATGACGGTCCAGCCGTCTGGGGTCGATGGGACCATTGTGACGTCGTAAGCGGCGACGATGAGGCCAACGTCTCCCGGGGCCGCCCCGGGCACGCCGAAGACGCCAGCCGCGCTAGGAAGGCTCACCATGCTGCTGCCGCGATGGCCCCATGGAGCTATCTGCGGAGTGTCCTCGGTAGCTGGTTCCGTCACGACGACGAGGTGATGGTTGTAGTAATCGTCGTAGGCGAGGCCGAGTTTGCTGCTGTATTCGTTCGGCGGGTCGTCGTCGGCCCGGAGGTTGTCGCTCGACACGATGACGAGTCGCGTATAGCCGGTCTTATTGACGAGGGCTGCCGAGCCGGATGCGGGGTCCATGTTCTGCAACACTCCGCTCCAACCGTTTACGTCTGCTCCGCTGATGCTGGCGAACAGCGGCAGGGCTTGAAGCTGCGCCCGTGTGCGCCAGTCGGCGGTCGAGACGGAACCCCCCCAATCGTAGGCGTAGGCGAGCACAGTCTGGGCGGCGGCGGGGCCGGTGGCATAGGTCATCAGAGCCAACACGGCCCGCACAACGGTCTCGTCGTCGGGAATGGTGCTGGTGTCGAACTGGAGAAAGTGTTGGTAGGCCTCATAGTAGGTGCCGTTGTAGTAGGCCCCGAAGTACCCGTGCGAAAGGGACTGCGAGCTCTCGGTCTTGTCGCGGGCTGCGGGCCACGTGTGGCTCGTATACGACCACGACCGAACGTGCGCGTTCGGTGATTGCCCGTCGAAGCGATAGACGGGCATCTCAGCCCAACCAGTTGCGCCGTGGGTTGTACGTCACGTCTACGTCCGCGTGCTGATGCAGGGCTGTGCCCGCCGCTTCCTCGGTCAGCACGATGAGTTGCCCGCCGAGGCACTTCAGTCCGCCGCCGAGAATGTTCTCGTAGTCGACCACATCGTCCACGTAGATGTCCTCCCACTCGACGCGCAGGGCGCTGATGTCCGCGCTCGACGAGTCCTCGTCGTGGTAACGGCAGAAGCCCCAGCGCAAGGGCAAGAACGCGAGGCGATGGCAGTACGCCGCCTGCGTCGTCGCGTCGGCGGTGAGGCTCAGCGTCGTCGTGCCCGCGCCGCGCACCTTGCGCGTCGGCAGGACGACTTCGCCGAGCGACACCCACTGGTAGTGGTCGAGCGTCTCGGTCACGTCGTTCCCGTACTCGTGCGAGATGACGAGCGACCCGCCTGCGGTCACCTTCACGCGGGCGAGGACGAGGTACGAGGAACCGGGGAAGTCGCTCACGTCGACGGTGCCTGTGTCGGCAGGGTCGGCGGCGGCGAAACGCACCACGTTGACGCCCAACCCTGCGTCGGCAACCTCGTCGTCCCAACCTGTCACGGCGGTGGCCTCGACGACGTACCCGGCCCACGACTCATCCGCGCAGAGGGCCAACCAGATGCTGTGCATGTCGGCCATCGCCGTCCCTGGCCCGACCTCGACCGTGAGCGCGGCGGGATACTCACCCGTCATCCCCGACAGGTCGACCGAACCGGGCGTCTCGAGGTCGGCTTCGCTGATGGTGTCGAGCGCACCGTAGGCGTAAGGCTGCACCCGCACCTGCATCGTTTCGCGATACGTGAGGCCGTGTCGGTAGAGGTCGTTCACGGGGACCGGCAACGGGTCGCTCGGGTACGTGTAGAACGCCGCAGTCTCGCCTTCGTCGTTCTCAAGGACGAGCGTGTTCTGCGTCGACAGCGCGAGATTGACCGCCGAAATGAAGGCGTCGAGGTCGCCCGTGTCCTCGTCGCTCTCGGCCTCAACGATGATGTCGAGCGGGATGGTGCGAACGTCGGGCGCGATGATGCGTCCCGCGCGCGGCACGTCGCCGCGACCACCGGGAACGAACGTCGTCTGCCAGACGAGCGGCGGGATGTTCTGCACCGACGCGAGCGGGAGTTCGATGCTGCCGAGCGTGGCGGTCAGTATCATGCGTGGCCTCCTGCGGAAATCGCGTGGAACGGCCAAAGACGCGCCTTCGACGTACTACATGCGTGAAGGCATCCCATCGCGCCACCGTTCGTTCTAACGCGTGTCCGTGCCGTCATTGTGCGCTCATCCTGTCGCGCTGTTCCTCGACCGATTGCGCGCCGCGCACGGCGAGGTTCCACAGGCGTTCCACACCCGCCTGCGATGAATCGACGAAGATTGCGCCCGTGAAGTCGAGCGACACCATCCTCGCGGGCGCGGGCGTGGCGACGCTCGCGGCTGACGTGAGGGCGAGTCGGTTGGGGGCGACAGCACCGACCGTTATCGAGGAGGGGGCCAGAGCCTCGGGCGAAACGGAGATGAGTGCCCCCAACCGCGACACGGCAGAGCGTACTGCCGACTCGGAGTCGTGGATGCCCTTCTCGATTCCTTTGCCGAGCCAATACCCGATGTCGACGCCCGCCTCGGACGGGCTGAAGGGCCAGAGCTTGCCCAACCCTTCCTTGACCTTGTTGTAGATGCCCGCCGCGAAGCCCTTCACCTTGCCCCATATCCAGCCCGCCATCGACGAGATGCCCGACCACAGGCCTTGCACCAGTCGCCTGCCCGCACTCGCCATCGCGGCGAAGAAGTTGAGTTGTTTGAGGATGGCCGACTTGATGCCAGCCCAGAGGCGTGAGGCGATACCAGCCAACCCGCTCCACGCCGAGCGCAGCGCGCCGACGACGGCTTTCGCCGCACTCGACACGACGCCCTTGAGCGTGTTCATCACCGAACGCACGACGTTGAGCATCGAGTTCCACGCCGAACGCACGACGCCGACAATCGCGTTGGCGACCGTCGTGATGACAGCCTTGATTGCGTTCCACGCCGCGCGCACCGCAGCGGTGATGGCGTTCTGGACCGTGCGAATGACCGACAGGTACATCTTGAAGTAGGTCGACACGGCGGTGTAGATGCCTTTGAGGATGGTCGACACGAACGCCTTGAGTGCGTTCCACACTTTGCTCGTCACCGAGGTCACCGCGTTCCACGCCGTCGTGATGACCTTGACGACGAACGCGACCGCAGCCTTCACCGCCGCCTTTATCTTGTCCCAGTTGCTGATGATGAGCTTCGCCGCGAGGGCGATGGGACCGATGAGGATGGCGAGCAACGTCTGCCAATGCTTGCTGATGAACCCGACCACGGCCTTGACCGCTTTGCTCAGACCGCCGAAGGCCCACTTGGCTATCTTGACCACGATACGCAGGGCGGTGTCGACGCCCTTGCGGAACCAGCCGACTTTCTTGTAGAGCAAGATGAAGGCGGCGACCGCTGCGGCGATGGCGACGACGATGATGCCGATGGGGTTGGCGGTGAGGGCGGCGTTCCACAACCACTGCGCTGCGGCGGCAATCTTGCTCGCGGCAGCGGAGGCGATGGCGGCGACCTTGTGCGCGACGGTGGCGGCGGTCGCCTTGACGACGTTCGCCACCCAACTGAGTGCAGCCTTCGCGCCCGACACGAGGCCGTCTGTGACCTTGCGCAACGCGCCGCCCATCGTGCCGAGCTTCCCGCTGAAGGCCGACTGAGCGACCTGTGCGTTCTTGAACCCGCCGCTCAGACGACCGAGTGCGCCGACCGCGCCGCCCGCCGCCTTGCCGATGCCGCCGATGGCCGACACGATGCTCGAACCCGTCTTCGCTATCTTGCCTGCGGCGAGGAACGCCGCGAGGCCCGCGGCGACGTACTTCAACTGACCGCCGAAGGGCGCGAGGAACGTGAGTATCTTCCCGAACCAAGTGACGAGCGCGGTGAGCGTGGGGATGAGCGATTCGGCAATCGCCATCTGGAGGCCGAGGTAAGCGAGCTTCATCTCGCCCTGTGCCTTCGCCATGTCCTTGTACGTTTGGAGCTTCTTGTCGTTCCAGACGAGGCCCAGCTTCTCCAGCGACTTGTTCACGGCGGCGATGTCACCGGGAGCTTGCTTCGTCCAACCCAACATCTCGGTGCCCGAACGACCGAAGAGCTTGAGCGTGGTGGCGGTGCGCTGCGTCTTGTCGTCCATGAGGCTCATCGAATCGCGCGCCTTCATCATCACTTGCGCCGCGCTCATGGTGTTGAGGTCTTCCATGCTGATGCCGAGCTTCTCGAAAGACGCGATGGCGTCCTCGTTGCCCGACTTCGCGGCGACGATGTTCTTGGAGAGGAACTTCACGGCGGTCATGCCCGTGCTGGCTTCGATGCCGTACCGCTTCCACTGACCGACGAGGCGCGACGCATCCTCGGTGCTGATGTTCATGAGCGCGGTGAGTTTGTTGACCGCCCCGCCGTAGTCCTTGTAGACGCCGACCGACTTCGTGGCGATGGCGGTGATGGCTGTGAGGCCCGCTGCGGCGGCGACCTGTCCCGTCTTGTACGCCTTGCCGAGCTTGCCCGCCTCTTTGCCCGCGCCCGTCATGGCGGTGCGGAAACTGCCCGTGTCGGCGGTGAGCTTCACGACCAGCGTGCTGATGACGCTCATGCCTGCACCTCGATGCGCGTCAGACGCGTTAGAACGCACGGTGGCGCGTTGCGCGCCTCACCTGCGACGTACTCCATTACTTCGCGCCTTTCTTGCGAAACAGCGACGCCATCATCTTCATGGTCGCCGCGTTGTTCGCCGCCGTCGTCGCACGTTCCTCGTCAGCGTCGCGGAAGGACAGCGCGCACTCCTCGGGCGTGAACGGCTCGCGCTTCTTCTTCTCGTCCCTGAAGACGTTGGCGATGGTGGCGGCGATGCCTCCCGCTCGAAGGTCCTCGCGACGGTCGCCGATAGGCTCGACCGTGCGGTCGAACATCAGCCACGCCGCGAACTCCCTCGCGCTCATGCGGTTCAGCATCTCCTCCACCGTCATGCCGCCGAGGGCCAGAGCTAGTCGGTGAGCGAACCTCCGCTCTGGCCGTCTGAGTTTCCCTCAAGTTCGGCGAGGTCGGCGTCCGTCATGCCCGACAGGTGCCTGATGGTGTCGAACAGCCGTTCCAACGCGAGAGCGGACTTCTTGCCCAACTCGTTCACGTCGTTCTCGGTGAAGACAGGCTGGCCTGCTTCGTCACAGACGCCCAACGCCACGAGGCGAGCGCGCACGTTGCGCGCGTTCACCTTGCGCTCGCCGTTCTTGTCGACCGACACGATGCTCGACTCGAAAGCGTCACGCTCGCGCGCCGTGAGACCCCGCACGTAGACGGAGCCGCCCCACTCGGGCATCTCGACCAACTGGGGGTGGATGTCGAGCGCGGCGAGGATGTCGTCGCGCCCAAGCACCCGTCGTTTCGCCTGTGTCATCAGCTGCCGCTCCCGCCCTCGGTTTCGGTGATGTCGCCGCAGATGCCAAGAACGATGTTCGCCTTGAGGATGCCGTTCACCGGAGCCTCGGGCTGGAAGTCCTCGACGATTGCGCCGAAGGTGTAGGTCGTCTCGGCGTCGTCGGGCAAGACGACCTGATAGTTGTTCTGCTCGCCCGAGTCGGCGAACGACTTGAGGCCCGTCGCGCTGTCGTGCGTCGCGTCGGCGGGGTCCCAGTTGATGGGGAACTCGACCGTGGCGTCCTTCTGGAGCGTCACCTTGTAGTCACGCTTCCGACCGGGCGTGGTCTGCACGGTCACGTCTTCCTTCTCGTTGCCGAAGTTCGGCAACGTGATGTCACCCACCTCGGCGACCGTGGTGAAGACCTCGGGGGTTTCCCCGTCACCAATCTTCAGCAGGGTGCCGTGTGAGGCGATTGCCTGCGTAGCCATCAGCTACCTCCCATTCGCTTGCACTCGCCCACGTGGGCAAGCATGTTGTCTTCGTCGAGCGTGGAGAAGGAAC